ATTAGATTCGTATAACTTTACTGATGTAGATGTTGTTAAAATCGATGTCGAAGGGTATGAACTACAGGTACTAGAAGGTGCAACTAATACCATTGACAGTAATCGTCCTATTGTGCAAATTGAGTGCGTAGAAACACAACCTAGAGCATTTGGTAAAACTATTCAAGACTTGTTAGATTATTTTAACACTCGCGACTATGTAATTACACTAGCAGACGGTACTATTATGCCTGAGAAGTGGCAGTATGCTAAAAAGATGATGGATAGATTTATGATCCCTGCAGAACGTACAGATCTTTATGATCCTTTAAAAATTCCTAAAGAAGAGCCTATACTAGATCCTAAACTATTTGATGTATCATAGAAGTATATCCACCAAAAAGATTGACATAGTTTGTTTTAATCCTGTATAATAGTTACAATTCGTGCTTAATGCAAGGCGAAGATATTCTTAAGGAGAAATAAATTATGCAATTAAATCCACTCCACGATCGTGTGGTAGTAAAACGTATCGAAGCTGATGCACAAACATCAAGTGGTATTATCATACCCGACAATGTTCAAGAAAAACCAGATCAAGGTATTGTCTTAGCAGTTGGACAAGGACGTCGTACTACAGGAGGTACTGTTGTTCCTGTAAGTGTTAATGTAAATGATCGAGTGTTATTCGGTAAACATGCTGGACAACAAGTTAAAGTCAAGGGTGAAGACATCTTGATACTTAACGAAGAAGAAATTTATGCAACAATAGAAGGAGAACTATAATATGTCAGCTAAAGACGTAAGATTTGGTGAAGTAGCTCGCACTAAAATGATTGAAGGTGTGAATGTACTTGCCAATGCAGTAAAAACAACATTAGGACCTAAAGGAAGGAATGTTATAATCCAAAAAAGTTACGGTGCTCCTCATATCACTAAAGACGGTGTTACTGTGGCACAGGAAATTGAATTGGAAGATGCACTAGAAAACATGGGTGCTCAAATGGTCAAAGAAGTGGCTTCAAAAACAGCAGACGAAGCTGGTGATGGTACTACAACAGCAACCATACTGGCACAAGCTATTGTTAGAGAAGGTGCTAAATCAGTTGCGGCTGGCATGAATCCAATGGATCTTAAACGTGGTATTGATCAAGCTACTAAAGTGGTAATTACAGAGCTTGCTAAAATTTCAGTGCCGTGTGATTCAACTGAATCAATTGAACAGGTAGGTACTATTTCTGCTAATTCAGATTCATCAATTGGTAAGATAATCGCTGACGCAATGGAAAAAGTTGGTCGTGAAGGAGTGATCACTGTTGAAGATGGTAAATCACTTGACATGGAACTAGAACTTGTAGAAGGTATGCAGTTTGATCGTGGATATTTAAGTCCTTACTTTATTAATAAAGAAGATCAAACAGCAGAACATGAAGAGCCATACATTCTACTGACAGATAAAAAGATTACTAACATCAAAGAAATCCTTCCGGTATTAGAAAAGGTAGCCAAACAAGGTAAACCATTAATGATTCTTGCTGAAGAAGTTGAAGGTGAAGCCCTAGCAACACTGGTAGTTAATAATATGCGTGGTACTATTAAAACCATTGCTGTTAAAGCACCAGGCTTTGGTGATAGACGCAAATCAATGATGGAAGATATTGCTGTTCTAACTGGTGGTACTGTTATCTCTGAAGAAGTTGGTAGGAAAATGGAAGATGTTACACTAGAAGATCTTGGTCAAGCAGGCCGTGTTGAAGTATCAAAAGAAAATACAGTTATTGTTGATGGTAAAGGTACAGCTGAAGCAATCGAATCACGTGTTGCTACAATTAAAGCAGAAATTGCCAATACCGAATCAGACTACGACAAAGAAAAAACACAAGAACGTCTTGCTAAACTTTCAGGTGGTGTTGCTGTTATTAAAGTTGGTGCCGCAACAGAAGTTGAAATGAAAGAAAAGAAAGATCGTGTTGATGATGCATTGCATGCAACCAGAGCGGCAGTTGAAGAAGGTGTAGTTCCTGGTGGTGGTGTTGCTCTTGTTCGTGCTAAAAGTTCAATTGAACAGCTAGCAAGTGAAAATCCAGATCAGGCCGCGGGTATTGCTATTGTATTAAAAGCAATCGAAGAGCCGCTACGTCAAATCGTAGACAACGCTGGAGGCGAAAGCTCAGTGGTAGTAAACAATGTTGTTGCTGAAAGTGGAAATTACGGTTTTAATGCCGCGATTGATATGTACGGTGACATGATTGACATGGGTGTGGTAGATCCAACTAAAGTGACTCGTTGTGCATTACAAAATGCCGCATCAGTTGCTGGGTTATTACTTACCACCGACTGTGCTATCAATGAGATCCCTAAGGATGATAGTGCTGGCGGAGCACCTGCAATGCCTGGAGGTATGGGAATGCCTGGCATGATGTAATATATCTTGGCAAGGTAATTAAAAAGCATTCTGAGGAGTGCTTTTTTTTTGACTTATATGTGCTTTTAAATTTTTGCATTAACGGATAAATATCTTTACAAACATATACAATCTTTTTTGGGGAATATGGAACCATGGCAAATACAAATTTCGTAGTACATAATGGATTAACAGTAGGTCCATTAACAATCAATGCAACTACCGGAGTCATCGCAGGTGGTGCGTTAACAGGAGTAGCAACAGGAGCATTTACTAGTAATGTAATAGGTGGACTAGCTCAGTTTGCATCACTTAACTCAACACCAATTGGTAACGCAACAGCATCAAGTGCTTCATTTACTACAATAAATGCAAGTGGTTATACTAACTTAGCTGGTAACGTAAGTTCACCACAGGTTAATGCAGGTGCAGTAACAACAACCGGTGACGTTGTCATTGGTGGTGATTTAACAGTTAATGGTACTGAAACAACAGTTAACACAGCAACACTTGATGTTACAGATAAAAACATTACTGTTGCCAAAGGTGCGGCTGACTCATCGGCGGCTGATGGTGCTGGTCTTACAGTTGATGGTGCTAGTGCAACATTTAACTATTCACACTCAGGCACTAAATGGGTAGCAAACAAAGACGTTGAAGCAACGGGCTTAATTACTCCAGACATCACTAAAAATGGCACGAACGGTGCAGGTGATATTGGACAAACAGGCAATAGATTTGCAGTGATATATGGGCAATCTACTTCAGCACAATACGCTGACTTGGCAGAGAAATACGAAGCTGACGCTGAATATGCTCCAGGTACAGTTGTACACTTTGGTGGTGAAAAAGAAGTAGCTGGATGTGATGTAGATCACTGTACTAAAGTAGCTGGTGTTGTTTCAACAAATCCAGCATACAAAATGAATGATACACTAGAGGCAGAACATACAGCAATGGTAGCACTTACAGGTCGTGTACCATGTAAAGTTACTGGTGCTGTTGCTAAAGGTGACATGATGGTATCAGCAGGAAATGGTCATGCGAGAGCTGAAGCAGATCCTAAAGTTGGTGCAGTAATTGGTAAAGCTTTAGAAGCATGGGAAGGTGGTGAAGGTGTTATTGAAGTAGTTGTAGGTAAACACTAAGTAATACACCACAAACATAATATTAAAATAGGATCCTTTGGGTCCTATTTTTTTATCTAAAACAAATCGGATAAATACTAGAAATAAATTAATATAGATATTCAATGGCACTTACTAGACCTTCATTTAATCAGATTAACAGTACAGTAACGGCTCTCAATGATCCATTGACGGTTATTAACAAGTCAGCAACTTCGGCCAGTCAAGATCTTGGATTTGTATTCAATCGCGATGGTGGTGCAACTGCTAATGTTGCTATATATTGGGATGAAACTAACAATCGTTTCAATCTTGTAAACACAACTAGTTCAGGTGCTACTAACTCTAATGTTGCAATTAGTTCATATGCTAATTTAAATATACATACCCTGGATGCACTTGGATCCATTACTACTGCAAAAGTTGACATCACTAATACAACCACAGATGATAGTATATTAATTACAACAACAGAAGATTCGTCAACTGCAGGTCCTGTTTTAACTCTAAAACGTAATAGTTCGTCGCCGTCTAACGGAGACTATCTAGGACAAATAAAATTTAAAGGCGAAAATGATGCTGATCAGGAAGTTGTATATTCTAAAATTACAGGTAAAGTTTTAGACGCATCAGACGGTACTGAAGACGGAATATTAGAGTTTGCATTTAAAAAAGGTGGTAGCAATAATATTTCAGCAAGATTTAGATCTGATTCTTTACAGTTATTAAATGGTACTACTCTAACTGTCAATGGGTTAATTAGCACTGATTCAACAATAACAGCGACATCAGATATCGAAACAACTGGCGGAGATGTTAATATTAAAGCCAGAGGAGAAACTAGATTTTATGACTCAGACAGTTCAAACTATGTAGCATTAAGAGCAGGATCTACAGTAGCAAGTGATGTAACATTTACGTTACCAACAGAAGATGGAGATGCTGACCAAGTCTTAAGTACAGATGGCGCCGGAACATTATCTTTTGTTTCAGCAGGAGCAGGCGGCGGTTCTGCATATGGTAATACTCAAGTAGGAACATTTCTTGAAACATACAATGGTGTGTTACTAGCAGTAACGACTGCCAACATTGGTCAGATAGGTTATACTGACAACAAAGTTACAACAGCTAATATTGGTCAGATAGGTTATACTGACAACAAAGTTACAACAGCTAATATTGGACAGATAGGGTACACAGATAACAAAGTTACAACAGCTAATATCGGGCAAATAGGATTTACTAATGAAACAGTAACACAAGCCAATGTAGGATTAAAGGGTTATACAGATTCACAGTTGGGTAGCAAGGCACCTCTAGCAAGTCCATCGTTTACTACTAAGATCACTACACCCGATATTGATAAGTCAGGCACAAACGGTTCTGGTGACATTGGACAAACAGATAATAGATTTGGCACTATCTATGGTTTAGCGACGTCAGCACAATACGCTGACCTGGCAGAGAAATACACAACAGATCAAGAGTACTCACCAGGTACAGTGATGTCGTTTGGCGGAACACATGAAATAACACAATGCGTCAAATCACATGATCGTAAGGTAGCTGGAGTTATATCAACAGATCCAGCGTACATGATGAACTCTACAGCAGAAGGACAATACCTTGCACTACAAGGACGTGTACCATGTAAAGTTATAGGTCCAATCGAAAAAGGTGAACTAGTTGTAACAAGTGCTACTCCTGGAGTAGCACAAAAGCTAGATGACGCACAATATCAACCTGGGTGTGTAATTGGAAAATCTTTGGAAACAATTACAGATAATTCAATCCAACCAATAGAAGTTGTAGTAGGTAGACTATAAACTGTTGACAATCTAACCAAAAGAGTGTATACTATCCGTATAAAGTAAAAAATTGGACGGATCATGCACGAAAAACCACAAATAGGCAGTGAAATAACAGTAACAACTAGGTATTATAGGCCTAGTTTTCACCGTACAGAACCTTATGAGGATCATACCTTAAAGGGTCAAGTGATTAGCTTGCCTTGGTTAAAGCCAGATCAATTTGCAGTTAAGAATCCTAACATACCACAAGGTGTAAGTGTTATCAGCTTAGAAAGAGTTGTAGCTCTTAAATCAAATAAAGCCACAATTAAATTAGATAGCAGTCATAAAGAATGGACGGTAACTGGCTCAAAAGGTGATCAATATCTTGTAATTCGACAACAAGGCAAGTATAATTGTAGTTGTCCTGGATTTCAGTTTAGAAAAAATTGTAGACACGTTAAGGAGATAGAAAGTGAATAGTCCCTGGAGTATTATCACAGAGCTAGAACAAGATAACAGTAGATTAGCTAAAGAAGCTATTATTTCCAGAGAAGCAGAAGCAGGTAATGATGAGTTTTTTGATGGGTGTCGACTAGCATTAGACAGTCTTGTAACTTTTAATGTTAAAAAAATCTTAGTAAAAGAACAAGATGGTAGAGGATTAAGTTGGCCCAACTTTCAAAAACTTGCTACTGCATTGTCAACAAGACAAGTAACTGGAAACGATGCGATAAGTTTGATCAATCAATATAGATTACAAGCCACTCAAGAGCAATGGAACAATTGGTATCGTCGTATATTAATTAAAGACCTACGTTGTGGCACTAGTGAGAAAACTATCAATTCAGTTGTTAAAAAATTAAAGTTAGATCACTATAAAATTCCAGTGTTTACCTGTCAACTAGCACACGACTCAGCTAATCACGAAAAGAAAGTAGCTGGTAACAAGATAGTCGAAGTTAAACTAGATGGTGTTCGTGTTATTACTATTGTTTA